AGCGGCTACAGCAACACTACCACCATACATAGCTTCTTTCTTACCTATTTCTAATGCAGCTTTTTTAGCTACTTGTTTTTGAAACTCAGCTTTACTTAAAGCACCTATTGCAGTTTTACTTGCTTCTCTTGCAACAATTTTACCTGCACCTAAACTAAATAAGTTAATTGGGTCAGCTATTAATGCAGGTACAAAATCTTTAGCCCACTTGTAAAAACCAATTGTTTCACCACCAAAATAAGGTAAGTCAGCATACAACTGTGTAATCTCTGCCCAGTCACCTTTGTACTGGTCATCCTTAGCTAATACTTGTCCAACATCATTAACAATACCTACTGTATTGTACTCACTCCAAATTCTGTCTTGATAAAATTTTTCTATTAATTCAGTTTTAGTGTAATCTTTAATTGCTTTACCACCAGTAACAGCATTGTTTGCATCACTTAAACCACCTTCATAATATCTACGTAATACATTTTGAAAATCATCAGATTGTAGTTTGTCTAGTGCAAGTTTTTGACGCTCAGCTTTTTGCATAGCATCATATTTTTTACGTTCTATTCTGTTTCTTCTATTCTTTTTATGAGAAGCCATACCCTTCTCTGTGTTTGTTAGCGTATCATCTTCTGTAAAAGAAATTCCTAAATCTAATGCCATTGTTTATTCCTATATTATTTTAAATATTCACTAACCAATTCATCTAATTGAACTGAACTAATGTTAAATGCTTTTGCTAAATTTAACTTAGCGTCTTCACTTAGAACTCTATTGTATAAATCTTTAGTTATTGGTCTTCCTGTAAGTTGCTCAAGTGTATCTACAAAGAAATTTTGTTGTGCTTCTACACTGTCACCTTTTTCAAATAAACCTAAAGGTGTGTATGTTTCAATCTGTGGAAGTTCAAACGTTTGTATATTTTCATTTATATTATCTATTACTTGATTTATCTGGTCAGTATAGTCAGTATTCTCTATTTCTAAATCTTTAATTAATCTTTCTGCTAATGACTGTTGTGCTACTTTATCAGTTTTAAAATTTTCAAATCCTTTTGTATTTAATAATCTTTGAAAATCTGCACTTTCCATCATTACTGTAACAGGTGACAATAAACTAGCTTCTGCCTGTGAAGTAATCTGAGTTGCAAAAGGTTTAAAAGTTTCTACTGCACTTGCAACATTACTTTCATAATACTCAACTACTATATCATCTAAGTCAATAGAAGAAGTTAAATCTATTCCTTCTTTGTTTATTCTATCTGCTAAACCATTTAACCATGTTTGATTAGAATATGTTTGTATTTTTTCATTATATGTTTTAGTAAAGAACTCTTGTTGTTTTAAATTCCACGCATCTTTTTCACTAGCATCAGCTAATTTTAAAGGTCTAGGATGTTGTGACAACCATTCCATATAATCTTTTTGCATTTCTTGTTGAATTAAATCTGACACATATTGATTTTTTTGTGAATTATATTTCTTATCTACAGCAGGAACTAAGTCTACAATTATTTTATTAATTTTACCAACTGTATTTGTAAATGCTTTTTCTTGAAATGGTGGTGTGTATGCATTTGCTTCTCTTGTTTTTGCATCTACTAGCATTTTGTTTAATAACACCAATGTTTCTGGATTGTTTGATGCATCTCTATAAGCTTCTAATAAACCATTTTCATTATTATTATATAAACCATTCATTATATCTATTTGTATATTTGCAACTTTGTTTTGGTCTTCAAATAATTCTAAATTGTTTTTAGCAATACTGTTTAAAGTTATATTTAAAGATGGATGTGCTTTAACAGCATCTTTAACTTGTGTTTGATATTCTAGTTCACCTTCAACTGTACTTCTATCTATGTTAAATATACTTTCTATTCTGTCATTTTTATCTTTTTCTTTAGCTCTAACAGATGCTGTGTATTCTGCATTAGCTAATGTTCTATTTTTATTTTCATAAGCTTCAATAACTTTTGCAATATCAGGATTGTTTTTAACACTTCTTAATGAACCTAATTCGTTTCCACCTTCACCAATTCCTCTGTCCATGTTTATAATATCTTCTATTTTAGCTAAATCAGCAGTACTTGCAGCTCCATCAATAGCGTTGTTAAGAAATAAAAGTGCAGCATCATTAGCTTCTTTATTTGTATATAAATATCTTCTGACTGTGCCACCTTCTTCTGGTGGAAGCGGTGTATGTAAACTGTTTACTTCTTTCCAAAAATCTTCTGGTTCTGTACGTGAAACTATTTTTGCACCTTCTTTTAATTTTTCTGTTTGTGCAAAATCACTTCTTACTTTTGCATCTTTAATAGCATCTTTAGCTTTATAATTATTAAATACAGCTGCAAATCCTAAAGCATATGAACCATCTTTATCTGCAAAACTTGGTAAATATTCTTTGTAAAAAGCAGGTAGATTAGTTGTTTGAAAATCATATTTATCTTTATTGGCTTCTATCTGTGTAATAGCATCAATAGCTTGATGTCTTCCTGTGTGATATTGTACAGTTTTTTGTACATATTTATTATTTAAATTAGGATGTTTACCTTCTAGTATTTCTTTTTGAACTGTGTCAGCATCTCTTGTAGTTAACAATTGATTAATTTCTTGTACAGCTTCATCTTTTTTGTTTTCAACATTTTTAACCATTATTCTGCTAATAGCAGGATTAACGTCTTTTTTTAAAATGTTAATTAAATCTGTTGCATCTGTTGCAGTGGCTGCGTTTACTCTACCTGCAAACGTAGAGCCCATGTATTTATTTGTTACTCTTGATTTATATGCCATTATGGTGCTACTACCTCTCCTGTATCTGGTTTAGTTAATGCTTTATTCATTGCGTACCCTTCAGCTCCAATTGTGCCTACTTGTAATAATAATCCTGTTTGACTAGGCATCACGACAGGTTTAATACTATTATATCTTCTTTGTTGTGCAGCATATGCATCATCTTCTTGATACATTAATTTAATTACATCTGTTTCATAATCTCTTGCAACATCTAAAAACTGCATATCATATGTACCTGCAATGTCTTGTATAATTTTAGTGCCATTACCTGCGTTCTTATTTAATGCTTGTGCTTCTTTTTTAATATTTTCTTGAGATATTCTAAAATCTTCTGCTTTCTTTTCTCTACTTGCTGCCACTTTTTCTGCATCTATTTTAGCTAAATCATTTAAATATGCTTGGTCAGAATTTTTTCTTGTTATTGCGTTTGCTTGTTCTTGACTTTCTGCAACTACTTTTTTGCTTCTGTAATCTTGTACTGCTGTAGCTATCTTCAATCCGGCAGTTATTGCCGATACTGCATCACACATAGTTAATTGTTTATCTCCTTCATCATTAATAAAAATGGCATTTTACCAAAACCATAATCTCCTATTTCAGTTTTTGGTTCAAAGCCTAAATACTGAAGCCATTTAAGTGACTTCCAATTTCTTTTGTCTACAAAGTTATAAAGATATTTATAACCTTTACCCATCTCATCTATCCAATACGGACATTCTTTTATAAATTGTTTTGTATGTTTGAATAGTGTTTCACTAGACAACATCCATGCTACGCCATAGTCAGGCTCAGCACATTTAGCAACACCAAACATACCTATAACACCTTCATCTGTTGTACCTATAATACTATAAACTTTACCATTAGGTTCCGTAAATGGAAACACTAACGCTTGTAAAGGTGAAGAGTTATTAGATGCTCTAATCTCTGCACGGTCAGCTTGGCGTATTCTAGGTGCTAATTCTAAAGTATCTTTTAGTATAGCGGGTCGTACGTAGTTTTCTCTGGTCATTTAAATCCTTGTTGAACGATTATGATAATATCCTTCTACCTCTGCACTAGCAATATACATTGGCAGGTGTGAAGAACTTTTAATATCTAATGTAAAATCTGTGTTTCTACATGAAACGGGTACCTTAATAGTTCCTGAACTAATAGCAGGTACACCTACTTTACTTGTAGCTGTTCCAATAACATATCCATTCATAAATGAATAACTTGTGCTTCTACCGTTAGGTGTTACTTCAACTTGAAAGTAACCTGAAGTTTCATAGTTTAATGATATGTTTCTAATTTGATAACGTCCAGAAGTAATAGCAACTAATCCTCTGCCTGAATTTTCTCTAACATACTGAGGTGACATTCTATATTTACTTTCATATGGAATACCAATAATTAAATTTGTGTGGTCACCTTCTATAGTGTAGGTAGAGCCTGTTGTATTTGTAACAGAATAGTTATTTCCGTTAACGCCGTCTACTGCTATTAAACCAGTTTTGGCACCATATGGTGATGTAAACGTAGTTAAGTTAGTATTAGCATCATACGTGCCTGTAACATTCTGTCTTAAATCTAAATAAATATTAAAACCTATAGTACCGTTTCTTAAATTTCTTAAATCAATTTTTATTAATTTAGTATCTGTTCCTTCTACTACTAACAAATAAACAAAACTTTCAAAAGACATACCACCTAATATTTTAGCATTATCAAATGTCCACTTAGACCATGCAGTTTGTACTTTTTCACCTTTATCAAAAAAGTATTTATAGATAAACATAGTACCACCATTAGTTGATGTAATGTCTGTACCTGTAGTGTAAGGTGCCGTTTGTGTATCTGCTGTATCTGAAGCTAATGTAATTAAAGTATCTTCAGTTGTATTACTAATTAATTGATATGCATTACTTGGTATTAAGTTTTGTACTGATACTGTAATATCTAAACCATCATTAGTTAGTGTATCATCATCTGCATAGTATTCTCTAATTGCTGTATTATTATTTCTTGCTTGTGCAAAGTATGCATATTTACCTGCTGATACAGGTTTTACATTTGCATCAAATTCAAATGCTGATACTTCATTAAGAACAGCACTTGTAGGAGATATTGTTTCTCCAACACTTCCTAATTTATACTGTGCTTTTTCAGAAAACAATAATAAACTTTCATTAAATGCAACACTATCAAATAATGTATTAACTTCAGAACCTGAAGCTGCAATATCAATTGGGTCTGTATCTAATACTTGTGTAACTGTTTTAGAAAAGAAATTAAAGAAACCTGCATTTTCAGATAAAATTAAATTATCTCTTGAAAGCATGCCTAATCTATTTTTATAAAACAATAAATTATTAATTTGGTTTCCTACAAAACTTGGATTAGAGTTTGTAATACCATCTCCTGCATTTCTATCATCCCAATCTATTTCTTGAAATGTAAATGTACCATCATTATTATTTATTAAAGCATGTGGTAATGTAGAGTTATCTAAACCAAGACTTACATCTTGACCTATAGTTTCTTTCCAAACACCATCTGTTTCAAACTTTACATAATAATCAGATAATGTATCTCCATCTTCACCTGTAACTTTTATAATACTGTCAGTACTTGCATGATAAGGTAATTTTGTAAAGTCAGATATTTCATCTCTTATAGAATACATACCTGTATTACCAGAACCATCAGCTGTTAACACTGTGTAATTACTATTGCCATCTGTTGAAATACCTCTAATAACACCCGGATATTGAGACATAGTAAAATAATTAGTTACTTCCGAAGATGTTCCTAATCCTTGAGTTGTGCTTAAAGTTGCACCTGTGTCTTCTCTAGTTAATTTAAAACTAGCATCTGAAGATGCATCAAAATAAGTACTAGACGTACCTCTAAATAAAATATCTGCAATATGTGCTGTATCTCTAAACACAGCATCATGGTTTAAATTACTACCACTTGGCATTTGTAAAGAAGATTTAACAGCATAAGACATATTAGGATGTTGTACTGTTACAGCATATTCTCTACCATAATTAGATGTAACAACATTAATATAAAATTCTTCTATCTTTGCAGCACTTGTGTTTGTATCTGCTAAAACTGTAGTTTGTTTATTTGCAACAAAAGTGTAGTCTGCAATGTTAACTAATTTAAAATCTGCTTTAGGATTAGTTGAAGTTAAATAACTACCACCACTTGCTATTGTAACAGGTTTTTCATTACCATCTAAATCATAAACTTTTACACCACCATTATAAAATATAACAACAAATTGATTATCTTTATCTCTTTGTATAGACCAAAACTTTACAGTGTTAGGAAATACATTAGTAGCATCTATAGTGTCTATATATTCAAAAGCAGGTCTTTTAGATAAACCATCTACAATATTGTTTTGTAAATTTACCTGTTCTTCTGCTTGGTTGATACCTCTCTGTGTTGGTGTTTGTTGTGAGATACCATTCAGAAAATTAGGAATACTCTGAGATACTACTCCACCCATTAATAAGTCCTTCTAGTTGGTCTATTAATTATTGAGTAAGTATTACTATCACCTTCTAGCATATTCACATCAGTTTCTTGACTATCTGCTTGGTGAAATGCCATAAGTGCTTCATTTTCATCTTGTCCAATTAATTGCACAATTTGAGCATCACCTAAAAATCTTGAAGCAAATCTTCTTGATGCTTTTTGTGTAATGTATTGTCTTGCGTATTCTGGAAGTTGTTCAAATTGTTGTACTAAAACTAAATCTACTTCTGGTACTGTTGTAAAAACATCTGTATGTGTTTCTAAATTATATAGAAAACCATTTCTTAATGTAACATTTATGTATCTGAAGTTTTTACTAGCGTCAGCTTTAACGCAGTTTGAAGGTAGGGGAATTTTACTATCTTGGTCTAATGCCAAGTTTTTATAATTTTCATGTGTATTGAAATGCCATCCTTGAGATTGAACTGACATAGAAGTTTCATCTAAAAGATTTTTTGCTGTACTTACATCAACGGATGTAGTGCCTGTAATTGAGTTAACTGGAGCTTCACCGATAACAGACAACATTATGTTTATCGCTTGTAGTTCCGTAGTTGGTGTAATCTGTGTAGTCATAATATCCTATTAGTTAATATAGCGGCGGCTTCAGTCTCCCTCTACCGCCACTAATAATATTAAAGTTAAGCTATTACGCTTCTTTAATTCCTACAGCTGCCTCGCCTCTTAGGACACCGTGTCCCATAGCGTACTTAGCAACCATTAGAGTACCTTGTCTTCTTATATCATATTCGCTTTCAACAGCTAAATCCATAAGTTTTACAGTACCTACAGCAGAAGGATGAGATACCAAACATACGTAGTTTGATAAGTCAACAGCTTGAGGGTTTGAACCACCCGCAGTTGCTGAACCTGCATCCGGAGCCGCAGTTACGTTAGACGCTACAAAGTGTGCAGTAGGTACTAATTCAATACCTGCTACTTTAACAACTTTACCTTCCGCAATTGAACCTTGACCTGAGAAGTCAACGTTAGTTACGTTAGTACCGTTTGCTAATTTGTAGTACTCTTCTAATTTGATAAATGCTTTTCTACCTTCTTTTGGAACGTAGTTTGCATCTAATTGTTTAGCCGCATCAAACAAACTATCAATCATTGCGTTCGCTGCTGTTGAAGCAGTAGCTGAAGCAATACCTGTGTTTGTAAGTACAGTTCCTGCTGCATAACCGCTGTCGGCTACGTTTGCAGAAGCTTGTGCTGCTTGACCAATTGTTTGTAAGATATGCTTATCTTTTTGGAAAGCTAACGCTCTACCAATTTCTGTAGAGTAAGCGCTTCTTACATCCCAATGGTTTTTTGCTTCCTCAATATTTGATAAAAATACTGAAGATAAAAGAAGGTCATTAATTGTAATAACTTTCTCGTTGTGGTTTACATCTGAACCAGTTATTTCAGCACCTGCTGTATGGTACGAAGCATCCACTCTACCCATTACTGGGAAAGTTGCAGATTTACCGTTAGAAATACTTCTAACCATTTCTGCACCTTGAGTTACTGAAGCTCTATCAAAAGAAGTAAGTACTTCTCCCGCAAAAACTTTCAGAAACAGAGCGTCTTCCGAACCACTTGCATTTACTCTTCCAACTGATACTGGACTTGCATTTGCCATAGTGTTCTCCTTTGTTATGACGTTTATTTATAAAAGCCTCTACATATGTTTCAGTTTCACATTCAAGATTGTCACCCGCAGGTGGTCAAGTTATTACACTTTATTAAATATGTGTTGGCAAGTTGCCCCCTAAAAAGGGTGCACAACTATCTACACTTCCATTTACGTAATGCTAGAGCTTTTCTTGTAGGTTTACCATTAGGTTTTTTCATTGCACCTTTTACTCCGGACATACGAGCACAGAAACTAGCTCTACGCTTAGCCGCTTTAGAACCACGTTTAACTTTTCCTGTGACTGGAGCTTTTAAATTAGCACCAGTTTTTCTTTTAAAATATTTTCTTCCGGCAGCATTTAAACCGCCGGAAGGTGACTGATATTTTTTAGCCGGCATTACTTTTTCTTAGCTGTCTTTGCCGCTCTTTTAAATTGTTTTTTAGTAGGTGCACCTTTAGCTCCAACCTTACGCATTTTTTCACCAGAACCCGCAGCGATACGTTTACGCTTCGCATGGATGTTGGCGTACAGTCCTCTTTTAGCCATTACTTCTTTTTAGCTTTCATAATTTTTTTCTGTAATGCAGCAGGTAGTTTTTTCTGTCCACCTTTTAACATTTTTTTACCTTTAGCTTTTTTCTTTCCGTACATTGTTTTTTCCTTTTGTTACGTTTTTAGTTATTTCATCAATTTCTGATATGGCATGTTTTGCATGTACTAATTTATCAAACTGTGATTTTATAGTTTTCATAAAATTATCATGGTCTGCAACACCAACAGAATTTTTTAAAAATGTATCAATAACTGCTGTACTCTCCGCAACCTCTGCGTCATACAGCTTTTTTAATGCTATTAACCACATATTATAAGTTACTGTTAGCTAATTTATTTTTAACTTCGTTTTGATATGCCATATCTTTAGCATATCTAGGGTCAGCCATAGCCTCTGTTACTTGAGCCCATGACAAGAAACCTTGTTCTTGACTTGGTTGTGCTTTACCTTCTACAAGTTTAGGCTCAACACCATTAGCTCTTTCAAATTGACCTTTAAGTGCATTGACAGCTAGTTTAACTGTGTCCATGTCACCACTGTTTACAGCTTTGTTGTAAGCAGTTTTCTCACCTTCAGTCATATTTTTAGAAGCCCAGTCAACCATCTCCTGATATGTGTCATCACCACCAACAGTAGATTTAATTTCATCTGCTTGTGTTTTAGCAATAGCTTCTTGACCTGCAATGTAACTATCCACATATTCTTTTGATATGCCTGCTTTTTCTAAAGCTTCATAAGACTTTGTATCTAACTCACCTTTTTCAGCATACTCTGCTTGTAAAGAAGACATATCTAAACCTGCATCAGTAACAGCTTTCTCAGCTATTTCTAAATTATTATCAGACTTAGGTGTTGCTTTAGCAACTGGGTCTACTTCGTCTTTTGTTTCTTGAGATTGTCCACCAAGTTTCTTTTCTAACTCTGCATATGACTTTGCTAAATCTTCAACACTGTTGAATTTTTCAGGCAAGCCTTCAGGTTTACTTTGTGCCGACTGTGTCTCGTTTGTTTGTTCTACTGGTTGTTCAATACCAGTTTCTTCTTCCTGTATTTCTACTTTATCTACCATCTAATTATCCTTCTTGTGATTGTTTCATAGCACCTTGTACTGCGGGTGCTATAGCCTTCTCTGCCATTTGCATCATCTGTTGATTTTGCATAGCATCTTCTTGAGCTGATTGTTCTTGTGCAAGTTCTTCATCAGACTTAACAAGACCTTCCGTATCAATACCTAAACCAGTAGCAATACGTTTAATTAAATCCTGAGCATTTAAACTTTGTACTACAGCAGGATTTACTTGTGCTAAGTTTGCAATCTCAGCAACAAATTCTCTTAATTTTTGTAAATCATTTCCTCTACCTAAAGCTTCTACACCTGTAATAATTGTAGGCTTAACAGAATTTTTAGGTAATGAAGGTATCTCATTTGCTTGAGACATACGTTTCATTAATATGGTCACCAAAGGTAATTGAAACTCTTGTGATAGTAATGAATATATACCACCCATAGCAGTTTCTAATTGTTGAGCCATGTATCTAATTTCTTGTGCTGTTACTCTTTCAGCATCTCTTTGTATAGCTGTGTTTAATAAGAAAGCATACGATAATCTTTCTTCTAACTTAGCAATACTTCTCTCTACGACTTGTAAGTCATATTGTTTTTGTGCTTGCAATACTGCTACATCATCACCACTACCAGTAATTATGTCACCGTTTCTAGTATTAGCTAAATCTTTTTTTCTAGTAACAGAGTTAGGTCTAACCATAAATACTATTTTAGATGATGCCGCCGCACTCTCTACAAGTGCTTGTGATAA